TTATCCAACTAGTTTAATTTATCTCGAACTTCTCTCATCGAGTAACCAATTTTTTGTTTTGCAGATAAAGATTCATCATTTCTGTAATTATGGTAATGACCTTCAGATACAGATTCTTTTTTTCTTTTTTCTTCTGGTTCATCTCCAATAGTTGTTTTTTTCCCAGCAGGATGAAATGGTATATGAGCTTCAAGTTTCTTATCAATCTGTTTTGCTTTACCAGCTTGAACTCTGGTTACACTTGTAATAGCTTTAACACCACCCTTTAGTTTTTTAGCGACTATCATTTTAGCTTCACCTTTACCACTAGCGTCAACTATAACACTACCTAAATCTCCCACCTTTACGTGAAATTTTGCTTCTTTAACTTTCATATATCCACCAGCTGTAGCTATTCTTTTTTCTTTTTCTTTATCTTTTTTACGTTTACCACTAAAAGCATATGGTGTTTTTGGAGGCCCTGCACCACCGTCAAGATTACCGGTTACAGATACTTCTTCTAATTCTTTTTTAATTAATTCTCTTACTAAGGCTTCTAATTTTTTAAGAGGTGTGGACATTTTTTATCTCCTTAACTAATTCATAATATCTCATTAGTGTTAGAACCTGTTTTTCATTAACTACTTTACCTTTTGTTATGTTATCCATTTGGTTAACAGCTTCTGTTAATTTTATTTTAGTAATAGTATCATTAACTTTTGGTAAATGTTTTTTTAATTCTTTTTTAATCTTAGATGATTCAGTATCAACAAACTCTCTCAAAGAATTTGTGTTACTAACATTATTAATATAATGTTTAAGTAAGTTTCTTTGTGATTCATTAAGTGTTTTATACTTTGTATTAAATTTATCAACAAGAATTTGATAGGCAAGCAATCTTAAATCTTTATCTGTTTTGTTATACTCTTTAAGAACGTGTGCTTTAACTTCTTTATTACTAATTTTTTTACTTGTAATGTGTTCTAAAATAGTAAACTTAGCATTAACAGTTTGTTCTGGATTAAATGTTTCATCTACAGTTTCTGCTTGGAATGTATTATAGATAGAAGCTAAAAGTTTATAATTTGAAATACGACCATTAAAAAAGTCATTTGAATTATAATTTTCTTTTATTTCTTTAATTAAGTTATATTTTTCATTACGAAGTTTAGAATTACTTAATTTTTTTCTTGATTTTAATACAATAGTTACTAAATCATTTGCACGATTTTCAGATTCATAGTGTTTTTCTGATAATAGACGATACAATTGAAGTTCTTTACCCAATTCTGTATCTTCGTTAAAATATTTCTTTACAATTTTAACTGATTTAGTACTTTTTCCGGCTAATACATCTGCTGTTATCTGCCTTGTTAATAATTCAAAAAGAATACTTGTATTCTTTATTTTAGAATGCTTTAATTTCCGAGCCATTACAAAATACTCCAATATTTAATTATATTTACTCATAAATAAATATAAAGTTAAACAATAATTAGTCATTTGATTTATCTTTGGTTAAAGAAGTTACCTCATTTTTGTATACTTCTTCAACTTCAGATGCCTCATTAATAATTTTTGCGTCAGTATTACCAAATTTCATTGATTTTTTTAGTTTGTCATAGTGTGATAGAGCTAATGGTTTACCATACTTAGGAGAACCACTTCCACCTTTTTTCATATCGTGAGCTCCAAGTGGGTCTCTCCCTCTTGCACCACTATCTTTTCCATATTTATTTGCTTCTTTAGGACGACCTGCACCTTCAAATCCACCTTCTGGTGCTCCACCTTTGTCATCTAATTCGTGACCTGTTCTACCCATAGCCATATCTGATGGCGTTCCTTGAGATTCTCCACTTTTAGCTGGGTCATTACCCTCAGATTCTATCTGTTGTCGTCTAAATTTATTTTTATAATCAAAAACAATACCATCATCTTCTTTTTGAATTTGTTCTTCTGTAAATCCAAATATATTTTTATAAATCCACTCTGAAGATACTAAACCATCTTGTAACATTGAAGATGCTAATTGTGTTTTATTATTCCATAACTCAATTTTTTCTTGTTCATATATTGTAGATGGATTAGTTAATCCTAATTCAAAATCAACTAAATCTGCGTCTGTATATCCTTGTGCATACAAATGAACAATTGCAATTTTAGTTAATTCACTAACTACAATTCTTTGTATTCTTTCTATAGTTCTTGCAAATCTAACATCTTCTGCTGCTAATGTTGCCTTTGAACCAATTTGGTCTTCAAAACCTAAAAACGCTTTAGGTATTCTAAGAGCTGATAGTAATTTATTTTTTAAATACTCAATATCCTCTGTCGCTTCATAGGTTAAACCAGGCATTGACTCAATACTTGTTCCACTATCACCACCTCTAACTGGTAAGAAAAAATCTTCCGTTATATTTTGCATATTATATTTTAAGTTATAATCACCTGTGGTCTCATCAACAACTGGTGCTTTTTTCATTTTGTTAATAACTTGTTGCATATAATTGTCAACTTCATTTGGTGGAATGTTACCAATATCTAATTTAAATACTCTTTTTTCTGGTGCTCTCATAATACGATGTATTAACATAGCGTCTTCCATAAGAGTTAATTGTTTATAAATCTTACGGCCACCTTCAACTTGTGATTTACCATACGGTAAATAATTAGAATCAGACAATAATCTAAAGTGAGCAACTTCATAATTTTCTAACTCTTCTCTTGTAGCAGATTTTTCTGATTTATATCTATGTTCACTTGTTGTTGATTCAACTAAAAATTTTACATACTCTGGATTTTCAGGGTCTAAACCTTCTAATCTTGAAACGTCATATACAGACATGGGTACAACATTTGTAATACCATATTTTTCATTAATTTCTAATTTTAAAAAGAAATCACCATACTTACACATATTACGAATCCAAGGCCATAGATTAAATTCAATATTTAATATATCATAGAATAAATTATGTAATATTTGTTTTATCTGTTCGTTATCAGATTTAATTAGTAATACTTCACCATATTCTGATTTCATAGTAGACTCATCTGAATATATGTCAAGTGCAGAAGAAATTATAGCATCACTATCCATTGCTTCATAATCTTTAAAAAGATTTAATCTTAATGATTTTGTTAATAGTGAATCTGAATATCCACTTAGGCCTGCACCCGTAAATATTTTTTGATATCTATCAACTAGATTGTTTTTTGATATTGATTGCGTACGACTTGTATCGGCAACTTTTAATCGTTTACCACCTACATTTCTTACTATTACGTTGGTAGAGAATAATCTTTGTAATCTACCAAATAGACTTGTGTCAGCCATTTTTTACCTCACTTAATTAACCAAGTTAAATCTTCTTGTTTTTTATTTACTTCCATAGTCCAAGAATCATTTTGGTTATTTGTTGGTGTATAAACACCTTGATTAGATGTTATACTACTCATTGCTTTTTTTTGTAATTCTACGCCTTCAGCTCTTAATCTGAGAGCCGTTTCTCGTATCCATAATCCCATAGCGTAAGACATTACTAGGTCATCATTGTACCCACTCATAGCTTCTGCCCTACTACCATTATATATAAATACAAACAGTTCATCTATTAATCTTTGTGAATGAACCGTCACTAATTTTTCTCTAAAAAATTCTTCTAACTTAGACACAACTAATGGTCTTGTCTTAGAAGTTATTGTAAATCCTGGTATAAGTTGTTTTTCAGTTCTATTAATTTTATTATTAATTTGTTTGTGAACATCTACCACTTGTAAATCTTTACTCATATAAAATAGGTTTTCATATTCCCTATCAATCACCTGTTGGATTGTAGCCCAACCAATGTTGTTGTTCTCAATAACAAGTAATGCATTATTATATTCGGTTGCCATATTAACTAAAAGATTACCATAATCTCTAGTAGACATCCTACCTTTATATTCAGCTACTTGTTCTAAACTTTCTACATCTAAAATATGAAATGCAGAATAGTCTGTTGAATCACCTCTACTAACGTCAGCACATACCACATAGTCTTTTGTATAATTTGGTGGCTCCCATATCCAAACATTTGAATCAATACCACGTTTCTCCATTGGTTCTTTAACTTGTGTAGTTCTATATTCTTCTAAAATAATACCATCTACTACACTTTGACCAGAGGTTATAAAGTCACAATCACATTCTTGAGCCGCTAACGAAGGCCCTAATAGAGCGTCTTGTTCATCTCTCCATTCTTGTTCTCTATCTGGATGAACCGTCCAATGAAGTCTAATAAAATTAAAATCATTTAAGTGGTCTTCAGCATCCATCCAAGTTTTATGAAACCAATTACCAACACCATTTGGTGTGGAAAGTGCAATACATTGACCACCTGTTGATAAGGTCTGTGATGCTGCAGCCCATATACTATCAATTCTATCAATAAACGCCGCTTCATCAAGTATCAATAAAGACAAAGCTTCTGAACGACCAGCATCCTCACCACTTGATACAGCTTTTATTTGAGAACCATTTTTGTATCTCAAACTTAATTTGTTATCTTCAACACATTTTTGTTTTAACCAACTCGGTAAGTTTGCGTGCATAACACGAACCTTTGTTACCAAGTTTTTTGCTACTTCTTGTTTAGTAGCAATTACTAAGATATTTTTATCTTGATGAAATGTCATCATCCATAAAGAATATCCAGCAGTTAAGGTACTAATACCTAACTGACGAGCTTTTAAGATAATATTAAATCTACTCTGTACAAAATCCTCAACCGTTTTTTCTTGAAAGGGATAAAGATGAAATGGTATTTTTCCCTTTATTGGATGTTGTATCAAACAGTATTTTTTTAAAAAATATACTGGGTCAGCAGCACATTTTACATACTCTTGTTTAATTACGTCTTTAAGTTGTCCTTGTGTATTGCGTTTCATACTAATATACTACTGCTACTCTTCCACTCCCACTAACTCTCTGAACTCCAATTGGGTAAAGTTCTTTTGCAGTAATATTTCCTGCAACAATGCTTCCACCTTTAATTGGTGTTATTACTGTATTTCCAGCCACTTCTACTATAAATCCTTTAGAGCCATTTTGTGAACCCGTAGCAAAGTAATCTATCTGAGCACCACCTGCACTTCCACTAACAATAACAACACTTTTAAATTGAGCGTTGTCTCTACGATCTATAGAACCACTACGACTAGATATATCGGTTCTACCTACAGAACCAGCTTTTATAGTTGCCATCTATTTTCTCCTGTTTGTTGTTAATCCAACATTTTTTAACATTTTATCAAAGGTGTATTCACCTATTAAATCTTCAAATTCAATATCCTCAAAAGAATCTGATTTAAGAATATTTGATATTAAATCTTCATATACTTCTTCAACTTCTGTAGAATCTTCATCTTTTAAATGAGAATATTCAACTGCTACATTACGTAGGTCATTTAATAAAGAAATAATTTTTTTTATATTTCTACCAGAAATTATGTATATTTTGCTCTCTCTTACCATTAAATAAATATATCAACTTAAAGATTCTTCTAATTTATCGAGGTATTCAAAAGCTTCTTTTGCTTTTTCTTTTAATTCTTTACTATTTACAGACCATTTTTCTTTATCTACCGAATACCCATCAGGTCTATTTTGTAAAAGATATTCTGGTGTTTTTTGATTTGAAAATTCTATTAATTTTTCTTTTTGTTCTTTTATCCAAGATAATTTATTTTCTTTTATTTTATTATCTTTCCATTCATCATACTTACCATCAATACGAAGTTTATTTTCAAAATCAACCTGACAATCAAAACAATGATTGTGTACAGCCCAAGTTTTATTGTCCAATCTTTTTTTCATCACTACTTTACAAGATGGACAAAACCAAGGCATTCTAGCTTCTTTCATAATATCAGATAGTCTATCAATTTGGTCACCACTTGGTTTCTTATTGGTATCATATCCAACCATAATTCTTTTTTCAGGATTTTCACCTCGTAAGATAGATTGCATTGCTTTATTCTCTCTTACATTTTCTTTACTTCTAGCCATTGTAACTCCTAAAAATTTAATAAACCTAATATTTGATTGACTGGAGCAAAAGCACCAGTAAACTTATATGTTTTACCTTTGTATTTAAATACAATTCCTTCTGATGGTACTATTGAAGATAAACCACCAATTTTTTCTAATTTATCTAATTGTAACTTTAATGTTTGTATTTTTTTTATGTCACCACCACTTTTAACAGTTTTAATTGCGTTAATCACGTCTTTTCTTATTTTTTGCACTGCTTTTTTTGGTGACGCAACTAAGTAACCACTAATATTTTTTAATATCTCAGCACCAACATCAAAGAATAAAACCTCAAATGGTTTCATATTTTGTTTTACCCATTTTTGATGGTCGTTTTTATCAAATGATAAAACCCAATCAAGAAACTTCTCATTATCTATATCTTTTCGTATCGTTGGAATCTTATATGATTTATCAAAGAACGCCCATCTCTTAGTTAAGTTAACTAAAACACGATTTGGTATTTTATATTTATATTGTTTAGATGCATTAAAGATAAACTCTTCCCAAAATGATTGGTGATATTTAGCTAACGTATCATTGTCTTTTAATTTATATTGATTTTGTAATTTTTTTAGTCTACCTAAATATGTTTTTTTCTTTTTTCCAAAATCTTGTACTTTTGGTATTTGTAAAAAATTTGGTTTACCAATTGAATATTTTTTTTGTACGTTTTGATTAACTTGTTTAATCATACCAGCTAATATGCGAGCTGAATCTTTAGGTTGTCCAATAGCTCTACCACTTTCATCATATTCTAATGTTCCGTGAAATATAATTTCAGTTTTGTCATAATCAATCACATTAGCTGAAGCTGGATATATAACCTCAAGGTTCATCCACCGTTTTCCGTTACCAAAAACTTTTTCTTTTTGTTTATCCGACAAAGAACTTACTGCTTTACTCAAATCTTTCATAGCAAAAACAAACGCGTTTTTTATATCACCTCTACCTGCAAACTTAGAAGCAACACCTGCTGTGTCCATTGCCGTTGCTCCAAAGTTTTTTAGTTGTCCTTTGTTTCGTGCCGTAACTAATTTACCGTTTACCCAACTAATCATTAGGTTTTGTCCGTCAAGTTTTTCAGTAACACCATCTTCTCTATTTAAATTCCCACCTAGCCCATTAATAATTATCTGTTTTAAATCTGAAAATGTAATGTTTTTGTCGTCAAACGGATGATTCATATGTCCGTATGCTCCACCTTCTAATAATAAGTGTTCTTTAATCTCTTTTTTTTGTTTTTTTGATTGTGAGTTTATTGCACTTCCGTGAGTAGCACCTGGAACCACTAAGACTTTTTTACCTTGTTTTTTATAATCTTCCATCTTCTCAGCCATATTATCTCGTCTCAACTGATTCCAAGCTAACTGAGCTTCACCTAATGTGGTTGAACCAGCTTTACCTGTATCTTCAGGAAAACTTTGATTGAATAGTTGTTTTACTTCTTCACCACTTGGTGGAAACTTACCTTTATACCCATTATCTTTTAGATATTGCTTACCTTCATCTGTTAGATACGTAGCTTCTTTAGGGTTATCACCTTGTCCTACTAAAAATGCATACATAGCACCTGTCATTTGTGATGGTGTAGCATTCATCTTTTTGGCTAAGTCCTTATAGATTGGTGCATCTTGATTAGTGTGTTCGTTGTATTTACCATCCCAAGTATCAACACTACCACCTGCTTTTTCAACCATCTTACCAATAAGTTCTTGTTCTGTACCCTCGTGGTAATTGTGTCCATCACCTTGTCCACCCTCTCCTAAAAACACTACGTTTTCTGCTCCGTGCTTTTTTATAAAATCTTGAACCATTGGAACTACTTGTTTCTTTACAAACTCACCAGCCTTTGGGTCATCATCACTCATATGAGGTGTTCCAATAACCATACTATTTTCATCTTCGGTTACGTATTGAGCTTTGTGAACTTTTGGTTCGTAACCAACTTCTTCATCACCTAAGTATAGATTACCGTGTGGGTCTTTACCAAAACTTTTGATTTTATCCATTCTTTTTTTAGAAGAATCACTATTTTTTTTAGAATCTCTTGGTTCTTTACCAGATGGATTGGCTAGTTCTATTGCCTTTGGACTGTTTGGATGATTACTTAAATATTGTTGTTGTGCTTTAGCCGACATATCAGTCCACCAATCTTCTGTAATAAGTTTTACATAATCATCTAAATTAATTCGTTCTTTTAAATCTAACTTATCTAATTCAGTATTTCCCACATTATCTTTACCGATACCAGGTAGTACTGGAGTTTCTACTTCTACACCTGTATAATTTTTACCATCGGGCGTTATACCCATCCATTTTATTATTGTATACCCTAAATTTTTTAAAATAACATTTTCTATTTGATTTTTATAAGAGTCAATGGGACTATTAACTCCAAATCTAGTACCATAATCACCAGATTGTTTTCTACCATATGCTACTGCAGGCACTGTATTATATTTAAGAGTATAATCATAATCAGGGTTTATAGCGTGTTTTCCTAAAATGTATTGTAGTACTTCCCAACCAGCTCCAGCATACATATCATCTATCCATTTTTTAGAGAATTTTTTATAATCACTAAATCCTTTATAAAATGTTGGTGGGCCGTCATCTGTTGGTGATGTTACTGTTGAACTACTTTCTTTTAAAAGTTTACTTATATCATTTTTAATTAAAAACTCATCTATAGATTCAAATAATTTTTTAAATTTATTAGTCATCATATTATAGATACCTTTATCAAAGTATCCAAAAGATGTTTTAAATAACTTTTCTCTATTTTTTTCATAGTCAGGTGAACCAAGTAATTGTCTCATTACTGTGCCACTAACTTCTTTACCACCTACACTAACAGAAACGTGAGGTGCTGTAAGAACGTATCCATTATCTTCATAACCATTGATATTATTTTTGTTTTTCTTATAATCTTGAAAGTATTTACCACCTGATAATCTACCAGCATCTTTTTTACCAAAAATATAAATTACCGCGGTGGTATCTTTGTCATATTTCTTTAATACGTTTTTAGCTACATAAGGTGACTTCTCTTCTATGATACGATTTTTTGGTACACCCATTTTTGTCATATGACGAACTTTTTCTTTAAAGTTCATTGGATGTCTTGGTGGTTGTTTTATATTAGATGTAGTGATGTAAGCGTCATCTACTCTTTTCTTTAACCACTCATAAGTTTTTTTATGATGTGGGCCAAATGGTTGAAATCTACCACCATATACACCAACTATTTTTTTAATTTCTTTTTGTTCTTTTAGTTTTTTACCCGTATCTGTTTTAAGAAAAGGGCCTCTTCTAAGTGTTTGAAATCTTACAGGTACTTCTTGACCAAATAAATTTTTAGGTGATAAGATTCTTAGTGTAACCATTTTTTTAGGATTATCAACTTTAACAGTTTCAAATTCTATCTCTTTATACTTTCTACCCTTATGTGTAAGATTCTTACCAGTTATAAACTTCTCTACTTTATTACCTCTGACTGCAAAAGCTTCATTAACTTTTTTATAACCACTACCATAGGGAACTGAAGTGTGACCTTTTTTCTTCATCTTAGCAACACCTTTACGACTTGGTGATGGAATGGTAGTTTCATTCTTCTTCTTAGTTTTCTTTTTCATTTTATTGATGAAAGCTCTATATACTGCCGCTTGAGATGCTTTACCCATCTCTTTTGCTCGTTGTTCCATAGCAACAGCAGCTTGTATTTTGTGAGCATGAGACTTACCACTACCTTTTATTTTACTTACAGAAGCTTTAGCATCTTTTACCGTAGCAAACTTCAATCCTTTTATTGTACCTTTTGGATTCTCATCTGTGTATAAATCTGAATGGGATTTAGAACCTCTGTGTTGTCCTTTTTTTCTTGGAACTCTTGGTGCTTCTTCTACAGGTTCATAACCTTTTTTCTTTTTATTTGGTTTTTCATTTTGATTACCACCTATTTCTTTATCATCATCATCAAAATCATATGTATCTGGTTCTGACCAATTACCCATACTATCAGCACTCATAGAATATTTATGATGTTGTGAAAAATCTTTACCTGCATCTGTTTCAGGTTTATTTTTTAATTTTTTAAACTTATCTTTTATTTTAGTTGGTAGTGATTCTGAAAGTCCTTTTCTTTTTAGTATTTGTTGTTTTTTAATCCAACGTTTAGCTAGTTTATTTTTTATAGGTAACTTTACAAATTTACTCACACCCTTTCTAACTAAGGATGCAAATTTCTTTTGAGCTTGTTTTGGTTTTAAAAATTTAGAATTATCAACAATTAAAAAGTTTTGTTTAAAAAGATTTTGAAACTTACCTAAATTTGATTGAACATCTTTCCAACTTTTTTCTAATAAATCTGGTGGTAATATTCTATCTCGTTCTTGGTTTCTCTGTTGTGCAACTTCTAAAGTTGTGTTAACAAATACCATATAGGTGTCATAACCATCTTCTTGTAATTCTCTTTTCATTTTAGCAAGTTTACCAAAGTCGTGACCAGTGCCATCTATAATCATACCTAACTTACCAGCCTGATATTGTTTCATTCTTTGTTTTGTAAGTTCTTTACTATATGTTCTTAACCCACTATAATCTTTATCTTTTGGATTTGTAAGTTGACTAAATAACTCATCAGGCATCTTATCTAAATCTGTACCGAATCCAAACTTATTTAAAAGAAACTTTAACTCTTTATCCGAGTTTACCATCTTTAAACCACTCATACTAATATTGAATCTTTCAGGTATTCCAAATAGTTGTTTAGCTACATAAGTCTTACCACTACCTGGCCCACCAGCTAAAAAAACTGCTTTAAATATGCCAGGATCGTTTACACCCTCTGTAACATCTGGTCTTTTTTTACTATTGATTATTTTTGTGTCGTCTTTTTTAGGGATTCTGAATGTAG